TTAGGTGGTCTGAAAGGACTGTTTGAAAGCAACTACATTGAAGTTCCCGAAGAGAAGTATGATCTCGTCGAGCAACTCGCTACAACTGTCGTTGATCTTGAAGAACAATTACAAGAAGAATTAGAATTTAATATTGAATTGAAGAAGCAAGTTTCTGAGAAAACTGCTGACGAAATCTTGTCAGAAGTAACTGAAGACCTTGTAGACACTGATAAAGAGAAAATTCAAACTCTTTCTGAAAACATAGAGTTTGAAGATGAGGATTCGTTTAGAGCAAAGATTGAGATTCTTAAAGATAATTATCTCGGAGAATCTGTTGTGTCTGAAGAGAGTACCGACGAAACTGAAAGTTTAGAATCGAGCGGTGTTATGAATTCGTACGCAGAAGCATTGAGTAGAATTTCTGCAAATGCTAAGTCTAATAGTCAGTCTTGAAAAACAAATTTTTATAACTAATAAAGAGTAATCACTAAAAGGAGATACTAAAATGGATTTTAATGGAACTACACCTTTCGACCAACTTACTGAAAAGTGGTCCCCAGTTCTTGATCACGGAGACATCCCTCAGATTCAAGACAACTATCGCAGAAAAGTCACTGCTGCACTTCTTGAAAATCAAGAAACTGCATTAAAAGAAGCATCACTTAACGAAGCCGCACCACTCAACAACGTGGGTGAGTTTGGTTTAGGTGGACTGAACAATACACAGAAGCCTATGGCTGGGTATGATCCCATCCTCATCTCTCTCGTTCGTCGTGCAATGCCGAACTTGATGGCTTATGACATCTGTGGTGTTCAGCCTATGTCTGCTCCAACAGGTCTTATCTTTGCACTGAAATCACAGTATGGTGGTGAAGATAGAAACAACGAAGCGTTGTTCAACGAAGTCGGTAATCACGGTGGTGCTGGTGGTACTGGTGCTGGTAATACTGCTGCTAAAGCCTTTGATCCGCTGCTCGGTTTGACCTCTGCTGATATCAGCATTGCTCGTGCAATGGATCGTGCCCATGCTGAACGACTCGGTGACTCTGCTGCTAACAACCCATTCCAAGAAATGGCATTTAGCATCGAACGAACTTCCGTCACTGCTAAGACTCGCGCCCTGAAAGCAGAATACACCACTGAACTCGCACAAGACTTGCGTGCTGTTCATGGTCTTGATGCTGAAGGTGAACTTGCTAATATTCTTAGCACAGAAATCCTTGCTGAAATCAACCGAGAAATCATTCGTACCATCTATGGTGTTGCGAAACTTGGTGCCCAGCAAAGAGACTTGAAGTTTAGAGGTGCAGCAAGTGGTGGTACTCTCATCGCTGGTCGAGCAATCGACGGTAACGGTGGTATTTATGACCTCCCCTCTGACTCCGATGGTCGCTGGTCCGCAGAGCGTTGGAGAGGACTCATGTTCCAAATCGAACGCGAAGCAAACGTTATTGCCAAGCAAACTCGTAGAGGGAAAGGTAACATTATCGTTTGTGATGCTGATACCGCTTCTGCTCTCGCAATGGCTGGATTCCTTAACGTTTCCCCCGCTCTCAATGTTAACTTGAACATTGATGACACTGGTAACACCTTCGCTGGTGTTCTCAACGGTAAGTTCAGAGTTTACATCGATCCATACGCCACTGAAAATTCCAGTGGTCTTGCTGGTGCTGATACTCCGACGAACTACGTTTGTGTTGGTTATAAGGGTACAAACCCCTATGATGCTGGACTCTTCTACTGCCCATACGTTCCGTTGCAAATGGTTCGTGCAGTTGGTGAGAACACTTTCCAACCGAAGATTGGATTCAAGACTCGCTATGGTCTGGTTTCTAACCCATTCGTGACCTCCGCTGGTGGAAACAATGGTACTCCTGATGGTGAAAACCTCACCGTTCGTAGAAACCAATACTATCGAATCTTCAGAGTAACCAACCTCCACGGAAACGCTTACGACGCTTCCTAATAGTAAAGTATCTCCAAAGTGAGAAAAGAGGGGTCTTCGGACCCCTCTTTTTTATTATAAATATAGAACAGGAGGTCTATATTATGAGACATTTGTTTATTGTATTGCTTGGTTTAATTTTTGTTGCACCATCGTTTGCTGATTCGATTGAGTATGGAATCATCAAACTTGTAGATCGTGGTAGACTTACACCGTTTGGAAGAACCTACGACATCTATCTCGACACAGATGGTAGAGTTCCTTCGTTCCTGCACGCTGGACGCACATGGATCTGTGATCCAGACAACGACGATGGACCATTTGATACCCTCGGTAAAGAAAACAAAGATGCTTGGATTGAAATTGAAAATGTAGAGGGTAAAGACCCTCTG